GCATCACGCTCGATTTGGAATAGGAGACCTTTGAACTTCTCAACTGACCATCTTCCGTTAGAGTCGATGTCAAGGTCGAAGATACCGGCCTGTGCTACGTTTTGTACAGCACCCTGCTCAGCAACCTTATAGATTGTTCTGATAACTTCTCTGTTAATTTCAGCGAGGATCTCAGTAGAAAGGATGTTAGCAAGTTCTGCTTCTGCATTCAATCCGTGGATTGCTTTCAAGTCTTGAGCGAGTTCTAAACTGTACTCTGCTTTCAAGGCTCTTGACTTAGCAGTAACAGTAACTTTCTCAATACTGAATGCCATCTGGTTGAAGGCATAATCAGTGGTTCCGCGTAATGCTTCAGCGGTACCTGTTGGCATTCCTACACCTACGTCATATGCAGTAGAAGTAGCAGATCCAACTGGGTTTAGAACAGCAGGGTTAGTGCCGGCCTGAGGACCAGTTGTACCAATACCAGCGGCTGTATCTGGGAATGTGGTGTTAGTTCCACCTTTGTTCTCACCAGAGAATGCTGAGTTTGCTTCGTCGTAGAATGCTTCTTCTCCTGAGAGTGCATTGTACTTGGAGCGCATTGCGAAGATAAGTCCAGTAGGACCGGACATTGGTTGTACACCAGCAAGGTCGTATGCCACCAAGTTAGGCATTGAACGACGAATCAAGCTGATTAGTACTGGGTCGAAACCTGCAAGAGTCTGATTACCACCGGACTGATATCCAGTGTTACCAACTGACATAGTTGGTTGCTCAGACAATAATGACCCACCTTGGTCAAATGATTGCTGATCTCTTAAAAACTTTTCTTGGTTTTCTAGCAGAACTGCGGTAACCGCCTTACGATGATTGTCTTTGATTGGATCAAGACCTTCATACTCTAGGAGAGGCTTCCACTTTTCCTGCAATTGTTCTGTTTGGAACATTTGAGGTTTACCTATTCGGGTTTACGTTTGAAATAATATTAAATTCACTTGTTAAATCTAGAAAGTGTATTCAGATAAGCACCCATTGTACCCTGAACATTCTCAGGTGCAATGTCTACTCCTTCTGAAAGGTTTTCTGACTTAGTTGAAGCAGCTGGTTTTGAAGAGAAATAAGACTCTCTTAGTACCTCTAACTTCTCACGATAAGATTCTTCACTTTCAAACTCTACACTTTCAGCAAGTGAAGCGAGCTTCTCTTTCTGAGTGGACGCTAATCCTTCAGAAACATTAGAAAGGATACCATCAGCAACAGATTCGCCAAGGCGACTGTTTAGATTGATATTCTTTTCTATTTGCTCATTGAGCTTGGTCTCCATGTCATCTAGTTTTTCTACCATGCTTTCCAGCACATCATATTTGTCTTCAGGGATAGTTACATAATGTTCTTCAAATAGACCTTTCATTCCACTAAGGAAAGATTCGGTCAATTCTGTTTTGAGTCCGTGCTCTACAGCAAGTTGGTTCTCAGTGAACCACTCTTCTGAGACGTACTCTAAGTAGGAATCAACACGCTCAGATAGTTCGCCTTTTGCTTCAGCGACTTCTTCTTCTAGTTTTTCAGCGTGTGATGCTTCGATTTGTGCTCTTGCTTCTGCAACGCGAGAAGTAACAGCAGCTTCAAAGATTGTCTTAGCTTTTGCTCTGAACTCTTCACTGAGTTCTTCTCCGCTAAGTAGAGCAGCGACATCTTCTTCGATGTCAGGAACAACTGTTTCCTCAACAGTCTCTTCAGGTGCTTCGGCAACTACTTCTTCTGTTGCTGGCTCTTCTGCCACAACTTCTTGCTCGTCAGTTACTTCCACTTCGTCACCTTGCTTGAGTGTTTTTCCTTTGCGATTGGTCACTACATCTGAAACCTGCTTTAGAGTTCCACCAGGGGTTTTGATCTTTGCAGAATCATTTGTTGGACTGTAGTTATCTGGAGTAGGTCCTCCGAGATCTTCCACCGTAGGTGGTATTCCACCAGTAGTAAGTTTCTCCATTGGCTGCCCTGGCTTTGCATTCGCATTGACGGCAGTTTTGGATTGCTTAGTGCCTACTTCCATTTCTTGTAATTGCTTGCCACTAGACATTTGAAGTTTCTCCGAGTTCCGTAGTTGTTGAAATCTATATTTATTTAGAAGTTTTATATGTTTGATAAGAAATCATTAAATAATGAAAGTTTTTTCTCATCGAGTTGTTTTTGATCTACAAGGGTGTTTATGGTCTTATAAGTGTTCTCTGCGAACTTCTCACGCAGAATACCTCCGTCCCAAACCCAGTCTTTTCCTTCCATAATTCCTGAAACAAATGCATCAGGTGCAGAAGGATCAGCGACGATATCAGCAGCAGTTGCTAACATGAAATCTTCACCGACAACATTGTATCCTTCACGGGTTGGTTTCAAAGAACCGATACCTCTTGAAGAAACACCAAGTTTAACACCTTCCTCAATTAATGAAGATGCAATTTTACCCATTGGTGTGCCAAGTATCTTAGCCTTACCAATGAAATTCTGTCCGTTCTCTTTTAGAGAAACGATTTTATGTGAAACCCTATCAAGGTTTACTGTTGGTCCATCAGGATGTCCAAGTTCTCCAAGTGCTCTACCTGATGTGATATGAGCCTCGTTATAACGAGAGACTTCCTTGCGAAGAGTCTCCATAGGATACATCCGACCATTACGGTTCTTGATGTTACCTTGCAAGAAAACACCTTCGATATACATCGACTTCTTGCCGTTTCTATTTTCAACTAGAAATTCGACTGATTCGACTTCTTCTCTAATGAGTTTCATTTAGGCATCCCCTGCGACTTGAATTTGTTGAACATATGCTATACCAGATGCACCATCCGATGCAGATCCCATACCCACTCGTGCTACCTTATGTAATTGAGCCCATGAGAACGTAGGCGGATCAGCAGCTGCTAGATCTTGTGAATCAAAGTCAACTGTAATACGAGTACTTTCATACCCACTTACACCACCGAAACTATTAATACTAGTCACATATGCTGCATGTGCCGAGGCAACTCCAACACCAGGACCAAAACTTAATACGCTATTACCAGTTATATCAAGCATAACCAATTGCCCAACATCAACTGGAGATCCAGTTCCTTGAGCAAAATCAAGTGTTGTTTGACCAACACCAGTAGTAATACCAACAACCCGATTAGATCTAACCTTATCCATACTTAATATGGCAGAAGTATTAGATGGAATATAATATCCCGTAGCATCTGCAGTTGGATTCGTATTTATGGCAACAAAGGTATCAGTTCCTTTAGCGTAAATTTTTACGTAAGGTGATTCCTGTTTAAATTCAACGTAAGTGGACGCAGCTCCTATCGCAATAGTCTGTCCCGTTCCGACTGGTTTATGTGCTGCCATTAGCTATAGTCTCATTTTACTAGTTATTTATAATCCTTTAAGCAGACGGTGCTTCACCAACTGCAGGTGCAACCCTTTCAGGTGCTTCAGGATTGTAGTCATCCTCAGAATCGACTTCTGGTGCTGCATCTACGTCATTTTGTGTAGGTGCATTCTTCGAGTTGAACATACTATCTGCTACATTTGATCGATAAGCATCGACTTTATCTGCAGACTTTGTAAAAAGCATGTCCTTCAATTTGTCGCTTATTGCATTCGCAGAAGAATCTTTCGTTGAAAGCAAGTCCATTAATTCGTCCATTTTATTAAATTATAAATAAGTGAATCTTTTTTATTTATATTTCCCCACCTTTAGGTAGTTCAGTTGCACTAGCTTCTGACTCTAAATCTGGTTCCATAACAGGTGCTCCTAGGTCACTAGACGCTGCACCTGGTTCTACAGGCATACCAGTCATAGGATCTAAAGCTGCATTTGGATCAGGAACTATTCCGTCAGCAATTTCCTGCTTCATTAATGCATCTTGTTCCCTAATCTCAATATCAGTCTGATGAAGTAATTTACGTCTTACATAGTCCTGAGAGAAATACCTTCCAACGTATGGTTCTGCAGCTGCAGCAGCATTTAATCGTTCAGTAAATAACTCAGTATCCTTTAATTCGGAGAAGTGATTATCATACAAGAAGTCATATTGTATGTGTTCACTCATGATTTCCCAGTCTTCTGGGGTCACCACGTTCTTCAATAATAGCTGAGTTTTCAGCATATCATTGAATAAATTAGAGAATCTCTTACGTAAACGACCTACAAACTTAGTGAATTTTAACTCATCTCTTAGTATTTCTGAGGATCTTCCAAGATTAAATCCTCCTTCTCCATCCATTCTTGATGGGGGTACATTGAGCGACCTATATAATTTCTTTTTGAAGTACTCAATATCCGTGATCTCTCCAAGGTTTTGACCTCCTGGAAGAGTAGTAATCTCAGTACCACGTCCGCCTTCCCTTCTAGGTAACCAGAAGTCTTCCAGCATCGCCATGTACTTTTTATCATCACGGACTTCTCCTGTGTTAGCGTCGTAAACAAGTTTGTTCCGATATCGCATCATCACATCACGGAGATATTGCTCTGCCTTGACCTTAGGTAAATTACCTACATCTATATAGAAAATTCTTCTTTCAGGAGCACGGGATAAACGATAAATTACAAGAGAGTCCTCAATCATTCTTAATTGATTGAGTGATTTGATTGCTTTATGCAAATAACCAAGGGTTTGTCCCTTAGTTCTATCTACTAAACCTGAGGTAATATATGATATTGCATCTTTAGCAATCTTAATTCCCTGACTAGCTCCAGTAGCGTTTTGGTTTCCAGTTGGATATTGTGTTCTTGGATTATAAATGAAATACTCTTCCAACTCTGGGAAAGGTAATTCTTGCATAGGATTGTCATCCACAGCAACCAATCTATTATTGACTACAACATTATCCCTATCTCTCTTCTTTTCTTTACGCACATAACGCATCTTTAATGCATCAATATAACGCAATTCTTGAATACCTTCATGTGGTTTCTTTAAATCAATTACCTTATGGTAATAGATTCTACCATCAATATACCAATTCCTATAGATCTCATGTGCTTTTCTATCAAAATCTAGAAGATCTATGACAAATTTAAACTCATCTCTAATCTGTTTCTTAATACCATCACTAGCATTTAAATTATCAAGATCAATTTGAACAGGTGCATCATTTGTATCTGATACAACTGCTTCATTTACAATATCTTCAATAGCACTATCCGCTTCAGGATGAAGTGCCATTTCACGATATCTTTTGATTAATTCA